CTAAAAAATCGACAGGCATTCGATCCTTCTTCGAGTAATTGCATCGCTTACACGCCGCGACTAGGTTCCAGTCGTCATCGGTTCCGCCTTTGGCCACCGGTACGACGTGATCCACGGTTGTAGCTTCTTGCCCGCAATAGGCGCAGCACCAGCCATCCCTAGTCAGTACCCGCTGCCTTATCTTTTTCCATTGCGTACTGTTCGATTCACGCTGTGAGTGTAGCGTCATCAGTACCAACCGTTCGTCCTTTGATGATCTAGGGCTTTACATATAGAACTATAACGCTTCGTAATATACCCAAGCGTTAGTCTTATCTGTTTTCTGGGTGTCTGTTGCCCATACCAAACGCTGCGCATTTGACCTAAACCCCAATGCGATCCATTACGCGCCCAATACCGCCACGTCGATTCTCGATGTATTAATTCATTGAAGCATTGGAATTGATCCCAATTCTTTATTTGATTCATCGCATACAGCTTCAGATTCATCGAGTGATTTCTCCAATGAACCTGAGCTGTAGCTTGTGATGTGTTCGATGTAAGGATTCCCACAGCGAGCGCCGCAACAACGGCAAAGCGTCTCCCCAGACGATGGCCGCTGCGCTGCGAGCGATTCCGCGTCGCGGCTCGCTGCGAGCAGGCGCATCGTAATGACCTGTCAAGTGTCGCGCAATCGTCACGCGTGTTCATCGGCGTGTCCCACAGGTTATCCCCTGCCTGTGGATTAACGCACACGGCCGATGTTTAGACGCCGTAAAGCGTCTGCATTGTCTGAACCCAACGCAAACAGGGCGGTTGGCATGAATATGCCAGCTTCCTCGCCATTAGGCTTAACGAACATCATCCGTGACGGCATAGGCAGCACACCATCGGCCTTGTCCCAAAGTAGGTTGAACCATCGGGCCTTGGAGTATGCAACAAGCGTGATCCCATTGTTGTGTTCTATGAATCGTTCGATCCACGGCGTTGGCTTGCTATATGGCGGGTTAAGCCAAACGCGGCCGGTCCAAGGCTGGGCCAAGCCGTCATCCACGATCGTGAAGTACTTCTTGACCGGTATCCACGGCGTTCCGCCCGTAGGCTGTGCCGGATCAGTATCAAACTCCAGCCCTAGGCCTTCAAATACCCAAGGCGGCGTGTAGTAATCGTCGCTGGTCAGCGGCCTATCATCTTCCAAGTCTAAATCTAGTCTATACAGTTCTTCCATAATCGCTCCCGTCGATGTAACGCGGCCTAACCGCTCCTTTGATTTCTTTATCTAATCGATGTACGGACAAGACACCGCAACCTAGGCATTGCCCACACACCACGTCATCACCTAACTGAAAATCCTCGATGATGCCGTGGAACCTGACGACATTACAAACCCTGCAATGAAACGCGCGCCGCGTCAGCATATTGGCTCCTGTATAAGTTTTCGATTGGTTGTAAGTTCTGCTGGCTTATCCACCAGTTCGGCTGTTTGTGGTGTCTGTAGCGGTCTTTCTTAGCTATTGCTACAGGAATCCAGCCCGCGATCCGGTACTTAGGCATTCGCCCCACAACCAAAATGGCCACGTCGGTGTTCCGGTCCGATGAATGGATTATCAGCGACCCGTCGTCCCACGTCGTATGTTTGACTTCAATCATCGACCCAACATCGGCCGTTTGTTTGAACCTAGACATCGCTGGATCAAAGCCGGTCATCCCTAAAGCTTTGGCAGCAGCTATTTCCGCCCCGATGGATTCGGTGATCTGGGCAATGTACTGCACGATGGTCAGGTTCGTGTCATATCGGCTGCCGTGATCAGGCCGGCCGTTAATCTCTTTTATACGCTTAAGTGCTACTTCGGCTGCCCGTAATTGCTCTTCCTGACTGATGGCTATCTTCACAAGGCGGCCTTTTCAGCGTCGCTCATTAGCTCGTAGGGCGGCGGTTCTTTAGCCTGTGGCGTATGCGTCGCGTCTGCGTAATGATCCTGTTGCAGGTTGGCGTAGTCTTCCGGCGAAACCCAATCCTGCTTATCTGGCGTCTGGCGCCACCAGATCATCTCGCATTGCTGATCCTTCTTGCGTTCACTACAAGACCAGCCTAAATACGGACGGCCGGTCTTAGCTGTGCCGGTCTTCTTTACACGCATCCCGTGCTTGCATCTAGGCGGTTCGCTCATAATGCGGGCGCCCAAGACTTCTTTAAGTTCGGCGATGGATTGTGCGCTGCTCTTTACGCTGGCCGGCATATAATGATCCGCCGCTGCGTCTAGGGCCTTGGCCTTTTCCATGTCTTGACGTGTCGGCCTTGCGTTGGACGGGCTCAAAGCGCCTATAACGCGGCCATAAGCCGACGTCACGCAGTTCTCAACCCAGAAATCACGATTGACGCCGTGCTGCTGCCTAAACTCATAAGCGTAATCGATAGCGGCCGGCAATTCGTTTGGATCATCGGTTCTGTACGCTGTGGCCTTTACCAGAATGCGGCCTTGCTCGATGTCGATGTGAACGATGTCCGCAATTAGACGGCCCATCGGATATTCGTCGCGGAATCTTGTAATTCTCGCGTTTACATCTTCGTAGTTATCAAGATTCCAAGTCATCGCGGTTCCTTATAGCTGAATAGCGGGTCCGCGCTACACGGAACCCTTGTCGGTATCCCGACTCTTGACCAGATCGGACCCCTACCGAGTAAGCCACTATAAAGACCAGACCAGCAATAACGATCAGGATTATCATCGACCCCACCTGATCCCCGATTGTGCATAGATTTTCCATTACTGCTCCCGTTGCCCGCAGCTACGTTCGAGCTGCTAGACGGTTACAGGGTGACATCGACGGCTGACTTTTTCAAATACCCGCCTATTTTGTCGGCGTGTCGTTTTCTTTCTTTCGGCTTTTCAGGCCATTTCCGGCAAGTACGCCACCCAGCGATCCGGTTAGGAATATGGCTAGGGTCTTCAGTAGATCAATGAAAGCCGCATCGTTGGGCGCCTGTGCGCCGATTGGCTGGGTCACGAAGATTAGGGCATAGACGGTCCCGACCGTCACGCAGAAGAACGTCAGGGCCAACGTCAGGCCAATGACAAAGATTAGGCGGGCGTGAATGTCTTCAGGTGTTAGGCGTTCCTTTTTCGGTGATTTCTGCTGTAATGCTCTCGCCCAGAATGTCGTCAGTGCAGGTTCCTGTGACTTCGCACTGTGGCCTTTGACATTCATCTAGTGTCCAATTCTCGAATTGCTGGCAAGGGTAACGAACCCATCCATCGTAACCGCAACCGGCCAAGGCGCCGGAAAGGACAACGCCAAGGCCGACTGCAGCCGATCTAAGCCTTTTGGATGCCAAAAGCCTGATCGTTCGGATTCAGCCAGCGCAGGAGTACCGGCGCAATAGCTGCGAAGCCCGCGTAACCAAGCTTCCTCAAATCGGTTTCGCCTGTTGCTAAATAAACAGCTAATGCGCCAGCGATGAAGCTACGCGCCCAGCTTGCTAACAGTGCCTTTGTCTGTTCCATCTTTCTTTTTCGCTTTCTTCGGCGTCGCAGGTGCGGCCGAATCGGGAGCGTCATACTTTGGGAAATCCCCAGAGTACGCGGCGAATCTAGGAATGCCATAACCGACCACGGGCGAACCCTTGCCGGTACTGCGCTCCTTAATCATCACCATTCCGCCGTTGCGTTGATCCCCCGTGCCGGACGTGTTGCCTTCAACCGTTATGACGGAATCCTTCTTTACATCAATCACAACTCCGACGTGCGAGATACGGTCCACGCCATCGTGTGGGAAGTCCATAAAGGCAATGTAGCCGCGCTCAGGCGTTTCGCTCCATCGGTTCTGATCCTTAAACTTCTGGGCGCCTACGGGCGTGCTGACGCAATGCGGAACCTTTAGGTTTGCCTTGTTGAAAACCCACATAATGAACGATCCGCACCAAGGCAGACCGTCGGCCATTGTGAATTTTCCATACTTTGTACGGTTCACCGGCTCTTCGATAATGCCGACTTCGCCAAGCGCTATTTCTATGACGCGGGCAGCTGTCTGATCAGGATAGTTCATCGCTCACAGGTAAATCGTTTGGGTATTCGACTTTAGCATATTCAGGCGCATTGTATTTTTCACATACAGCCGCTCCCCAAATATGTGCGCCTTCCTCAGAATCAAACGCGCCTACTTCGTCAATTTTCTTTGTGCCTGATTTTAATATGACCTTGAAGTCATCAGTTACTGTGTAAGAAAGTGCCATTGTGTCTCCTTAAAATGAAGTGAAGAATGTGCTACGAATAGAAATAATTCTGCCAACAGCACCAACAAATTGACAACTGATGGCAGCAGAACTAATTCCGATTGGAGCCAATGTAGTAGTGCCTATTCCGGTAACATAATTTGTTG